GTTAACTATGAAGAGTATGACGGATTTGAAGATCGCGGGGAACTATCTTTTCCCAATCTGCCGCCCAACCAGTGGTACATGGTCGACCTCTTCCCAGGTTTCAACTTTAACCTACGGGGGAGTGCATATCGTTCAGACTCGGTAACACCGCTGGGTCCAAACAAAGTATTGATCGAGTTTCGTGGATATGGCTTAAAGAAAGATACTCCAGAGGAAAGACAAACTCGTATCAAACACCACAATTCAATCTGGGGACCTTTTGGTCGTAACCTACACGAAGACTTGATCGGTGTTGCTGGTCAAGGTACCACGATGAGAGAAGGTACCGAGGCACGTAATATCTTACATGGTCGTCATGAAAACTCAACGATTCACGATGAAGTTGGAATGAGACATTACTACGGCGCATGGGGTGACATGTTAGGTGTTAATCCAGCAAATCCACTACAACAATATGAAATGGCAGCTGAATGATATATAAGGTGACTGGCTATTTTAGAGATCACAAGGTTTCTAAAATATTTGATAATGATTATGACGCAATCGATTTTAAGGATACGTTGGATGCCAACTACGCCTTAAAGGTAACTTTTGAAAAGGTAAAAGATATGAGACAGTTTGTATATAATAGTTGGGAAGGCGTTATAAATATGAACGTTAACCCATTAAGACACATTCCTGACTTACAGGTCAGGCACGTTACGCTACAGATACTTGCATGGATGTGGTGCATAGTATTCTCAATGTACATTGGTAGCTGGTTCGTAATGGGCCTCACTATGGTAGCTCACGCGTTATTCTTAGCCGCTGTGGTACTTACTGTAGCTACGTTTGAAGCAGCAAAGAGTAACCCAACGTTCTTTTTAAGAAACGATGGTTATCACAGCTTTTCACGTACAAGACAGTACATGTGGGTTAATGGTAAAAAGGTTAAACTAGATCCTAATGATCCAGGTGGAGAACACGAATAATGGCTGAAGATAAAAAAGTCGTAGAAATTAAAAACGATGAAAATGAATTTGAGCTAATGCTACGATTTTTTGGTAATGAAATCCTTGCCATTAAATTAGCAGCATCTAACTTTAACGGTAAACTTATTATGTGGGCAATGGTTATTATGTTCTTTACTTTCATGATTATGGAAGTTTTTGGATTTAGTGCATGGCTAGGTATAAGTAGCATGGAGTAAGAATGTCTGCTGACGAATTGAAAGAAAGACTCGCGATTGTTTTAGAAGAAATCAAGGATGTAATGAAACAACGCAGTGATCAGGTAGAACAACTACGAGATCAAATATCTGTAATGGAAAATCAAAACGAAGACCTTGAAAGAAAAGTACAAGAGATAATGAATGATTTTTAATTATACCTCTCAGACTGTATGTCGTGAAAATCCGTACATGCAGGGACTTTGTGATAAAATGATTAACGACGTTGATCGAAATAAATTTTATGATCAAATGATCCAGTCTTTAGTGGCAGATAAAGTTTGTTGCGATATTGGTTTTGGTTCTGGTATACTTACCATGATGGCAGTGAAACATGGTGCTAAGAAAGTTCACGCCTTTGAACAAGATCCCGCAACCTTTGACTTCGGTAAAGCCGTAATTGAAAAAATGGGCTATGCTGATAAAGTAGAGTTCCATAACAAAAGATGGAATAGAAAAGACCCAGCGTATAGTTATGATATTATTCTTCATGAAATACTTATGAGATCAGTATGGGGTGAGGGACTCTACGATGTGTACAAACAAAACTGGAAAAGAGTTGGTGATATACATCCCTCTCAAGTAGCAGTAGAAATAATGGCGTGTGACGACGCTGACTACACACAATTTGGTGAAGCCAAGCCTATTGATTATAATACTGGAATCGATTATCTAAGCTCATACGAAAAGTGTTGGCACGAACTTATGTCATCTGAAGAATACTTTTCTTTTTGGCCATATAATAGTCAAGTAAATAGAAAACATATATTAGAATCTTTTGTAAGTAAGATTGGTGAATATTCATTTGATTTGAATAAAGATACAATACCTGAAGTGATTGAGGTAAAAGTTAAGGTGCCGTCAAATTGCTTAGTTACTATTCGCGGTTCTGCTAATGGATTTTATATGGTAAGAGAAGATAATAACGATCACTGGAGACCAGATAAAATTACACACGTAGCTACCGGTGGTAATTTAATTTTTAAGCATAGAACATCAGATGGACACTGGTGGTTAGAAGGAGATAAAGATGCAGTTAACGATGGATGTTAATATTGAAAACGTAAAATTTGAAGAAGTCTTACCGATGTGGGAAAGGCTATGGCCAGGTAGAGACATAATTCGTCCTACCAATAGCATGCTTGATTTCGATGGTACAATTGACATGACACTCTATGATAAAGCTGCTGACGGAATAAAATGGTACGACGGAGTCTTTTGGGCGGCTGTAACACACATAGGTGAAAAAAGAATTATCATAGGTGTGAATGGTGGGTTTCAAACTTCAGAAACATCTTTCAGGTCTCGTGGCTTGTACGTAGAACCAGCCTATGGTGGTAAAGGAATAGGCACGATGCTTCTTAAATGTACGATTGCTTGGGCAAAAGAACAAGGATTCGAGACTGTATGGAGCTTTCCAAAGAAAAAAGCTGCAAAGACCTATGAGGCAGCCGGCTTTACGCTTGGTAAGTTACATGAAGATGAAGAATCATACACGTCATCAGGTGTTACGCAATATGAATCTAACTATGAAGCCACGGCATACTTAAAATAAAATGCACTTTTTTTTAAATTAAATGCATTTTAGGGGTTTACATTTGAGAAGAAATGGTGTATAATATTCTTATAAAATGAAAACATGAGGATATTACATTATGCTGACAAAATCTGAAACCACTAAACTTCAATCTTTCCTTGTAAAAGCTTCACCCGAGCAAATGAATGATATTGCTCGTATGTTTAATGATACGATGAACATGAAGCGTGCTCAAGCTACTCGCTCTTTTACTGTCGGTCAGAAAGTAAAGTGGTCTGGTAAGAACGGTCCCATGTCTGGTACTGTTATCAAAGTAATGAAGAAGAACGTCCGTGTTAAAGTCTCAGCGACTGAAACATGGAATGTTACTGCTACAATGTTGAAAGCTGCTTAGGAGATATATAATGGCACATCAAGTAGAAACAATGGCGTATGCTGGTCAAGTTCCTTGGCATGGTTTAGGTGTACCGGTCAGTAATGATCTCACACCAGTACAGATGATGGAAAAAGCTGGATTGAACTGGAAAGTTCAAGAAGTTGAAACCTTTATCGAGTACAACAATAAGAAAATGGCTACAGGCCAAAAAGCTCTGGTTCGCGAAACAGATGGTCGTATCTTGACTACTGTTGGTGAAAACTGGAATCCTGTCCAGAATGAAACTGCATTTGAGTTCTTCTCAGATTTTGTAATGTCTGGTGATATGGAAATGAATACCGCTGGTTCGTTAAGAGAAGGCCAAATGGTCTGGGCTCTTGCAAAAGTCAAAGATTCATTCGAACTCTTTGGTGGCGATAAGGTTGATTCATATCTTCTCTTCTCAAATCCACATCAGTATGGTAAAGCGATTGATGTTCGTTTTACTCCTATCCGTGTTGTGTGTAACAATACTCTTTCACTATCACTTGATATGAAAGCTGAACAATCAGTTAAGGTTGGTCACCGTGTTGAGTTTGATTCTGTTGAAGTTAAAAAAGCTCTTGGTATCGCTACTGAAAAGCTGGCTAACTACAAAGAAGCTGCGCAGTTTCTTGGTAACAAGCGTTTCACACAAGACTCTTACATTGAGTATCTCAATACTGTCTTCCCACGTACCGCTGATAAGCGTACTCAAGGAAAAGGTCTAAGTGTTGAAACACTTTCACGTAATGCTAAAGCAGCATACGATGTTCTGGAATCACAACCTGGTGCTGAATATGCCGAGGGTTCCTGGTGGCAGGCATTTAATTCCATCACATACATTACTGATCACGTACAGGGTCGTAATGAAGATAATCGTTTATATTCGTCTTGGTTCGGTGGAAACCAGTTACGTAAGACGAATGCTTTGAAAACAGCAATTGAATTTGCGGAGGTATCATAATGAAAAACTTAGTAACAACAGGGCTGGTGCTCACATCAGCATTTGCCTTAGGTGCTTGTGGTTTGAACGCTAAAACTGCTAATGTTGAAATCACAAAAGAAATGATTGACATCGTTCAGGCTGAACGGGCTGAGTCTATCCCAGCTTGGTATGTCGATCTACCAGAAGATCAGGAAGATCAAATCTTTGGTGCAGGTACTGGCCTGTCGTCTGATCTTCAGTTCTCAATGGATAAGGCAATGCATCAGGCAAAAGTTACTCTTGGTGACAAGATCAACAACAGCGTGTCTGGTGAGTTCAAGACTTACATGGCAGATAACTCAGCCATTGGTACTGGAATGGCAGTCGAAGAAACTCAAAAAGTTTCGAAGTCTGGATTCAAGAACGTTGATGTGTCAGAATATTCTGTCATAGATAAAGCTGTAACAATGGAAGGTATCTCTTTTCGTACGTACGTTCTCATGGGTGTAGATCCAGGTGGGCGTAAGAACACTGCACCAACAGTTTCTGTTGATGATGTTCAAGCAGCTCAAGAAAAAGCACGTACAGCTTTGGATAATCTGTAATGGGAAAGACACTTGTTATATGTGGATTCTTGGCATGGGCCATTGTTTGGATTACCGAACAAGAAGCACTACGTCCTTGTAACTGCGCGGTGCCTATGCTTCCACAGAATCATTTTATTGTGGATACGTATGAAACGGAAACATGTGTCGATAAGAATAGAAATACAATAGTAACTCGTAACGTAAAATCGTCAAAGGTAGATTGGGAAAACAAATGAAGTATCTTACTTTAGCAACTGTCCTCGTATTTTCCGGTTGTGGATATGCGAATGCAGAAACAACAATGGATCACTTTAAGCAAGTGATTAACAAAACACCATATCAGGTTGAAGTCTGTACAGACCGAACCACGTCTGGTGATAGAACTGGTGATGCTCTTATGGGAGCGATCATTGGTGGTGCTCTTGGTAATAACATTAAAGGAGAAGAAAATGGTGGAGCAATTGGAGCCGTTATTGGTGGCATGCTTGGTCATGCAAATAGTGACGCTACTGGTGGCACTCAGAGAGTGTGTAAAATTGAGACGCGTTATAACGAAGTGGCTCAAACCGTCTACTCTCACTCAACAGTAACTTTCACGCATGAAGGTAAACAGCACACATTGAGATTTCAAAAATGAAAAAACATCAGCTAAGTTTGATTGGTGAATGGGCACGTGAGAATGGTTTCGATCATATTGCCCGTAACCACCATCCACAAGAAGTTGCTCGTCGTCGCCAACAAGGAGTAAAGAGATGGCACGAGGAACAACGTCGTAAACAACAAGAAGAATACCAAAAGTCTCGTAGATAATCGTTCTAGTATAAATAGCTTTATGCTTAGGTTCAGAACATTTTTACTGGAGAAAGATATGTCTTTTGTCGCTATGCCTCCGGGTCAGTGGGACAAAGTCAACTCACAGACTGGTGAACCACGTATTGATATTCTTAAACGAATAGTCAAATCAGGTGAAAAACTACCAAGAACGGATGGCATTGAGATAAAGATACTCAATACGCCAGAGAACATGGAAGCTATTTCTCGATTAGAAAAAGAAAAGAAACCACAAAAATTAGATACAGATCTTGGTACAATCGTAACTAGTAAGATTGGTAAGTCTGCTGTCTTCGGAGGAGCTTCATCTGGATCAGGTGGTGGTACAAAGCAAACTGCTAATGCTGAAAGTCTACAATGCGTTTATTGTGAGTTTATGGTAAACAATACACGAGCTAAGTTTGAAGAGATTCAACCTTCAGATTTGAAAAAAGCTCTTGGTAAAACTTCTATAGGTGGTTCAGCATTCGATGAGATGATGTCTCTTGATCCAACGTGGCATTGGTCGTCTTATTGGACCGCCCGTGAATTGATTCGTAAAGGGTTTATCAATAACAAGATGACTTTCCATCGTGGCGATAGTGTCATGAAACAAATCTATGATAAAAAAGATGAGGCAATTAAAAACTCTAAGAATGTATCGTTCGCAAGACTAAGCGACGATAAGTGGAATCCTGGAGATATATGGGCTGTTTCCAATAAGTCAGTAATAAGTAGTTTACCAACAACATCTGTTCAAGAGTTAAACGAAGCACTCGTTAAACTTTTCAAAGAAAAGAAACTGATTGGTATCTCTTTGAAAAAAATTGTAGACGGTGACAAAGTTAAAGCAAAAGTTTTAAACGAAGTGCCGAGCGCAGATGTTCATAAGTTTGTTGGTGGTAGATTAATGGCTACCTTTGCTAAGAAAGCAGCTGAGTTTTGGAGAAGTAAAGACGCTAAGATAGAATTTGACGATGGTAAGGCTGACGTTAGAACATCTGCCGCGATGCAATCGATTAATTTTGAGATTACCTTAAAGACTGCACGTGGTGGTAGAGCTGGTTACGCGCAGATTAACGATTCGTTGAGAAAAAGATTGAATAAGAATGTTCCAACTAACGCTAAATTACAAGCTATCGCAAAAGATTTAAAAGCAAAGGGAGAAAAATCTCGCTTTGCAAATGTGTTCTATAATATGGTTAAGAGGATTCATCCAACTGTAACTAGAAATGAATTTATGGAGGGCCTTACTTTACCTGTCGATAGAATTCATAGTAAGATTGGAGCTACATACATACTAGACGCTTTGATGTCAAACAAAGCAAGCGGTAAAGCAGATTTAGTGATTACTGATTTAGTAAATTATGCTGGATCGAAACTTGATATATCATCCATTTATGTAAAGGTTTTCCAGTGAACACGTTTGGTACATATATAACTGAAAATAAAAACACACACATGACTCATATCGAGGACAAGGTTGTCTACGGTGGAGTCAATGGTGCACGTCAAGCTATCATGGCTCTTCGTTCACTACGAGACATGTTAGGAGGTGTGAAAGATGGAAACGTATCTGTTAAATGGGATGGCGCTCCTGCTGTCTTTGCTGGGATTGATCCTAGCGATGGTAGATTCTTCGTGGCGAAAAAGGGGATCTTTAACAAATCTCCCAAAGTATACAAGAGTAATGCTGATATTGATGATGATACTAGTGGCGATCTCAATGATAAGCTTAAGCAAGCTCTTAAATATTTACCTGATTTAGGAATCAAAGGAGTAGTTCAAGGTGATTTTCTGTTCGGTCCAGGAGATCTTAAAACGTCTCGCATTAAAGGAAAAAGCTATCTTACGTTCCACCCCAATACAATTATTTATGCAGTACCGTCTGGCACGGAAATGGCCAAGCAAGTCAAGGCAGCAAAAATTGGAATCGTATGGCATACGAGCTACAGTGGACCATCATTCGAAAGAATGAAAGCGTCATTTAACTTTGATGCTAGTAAGTTGAAAAAATCTAAGAACGTATTCTTTCAGGATGCTAACCTTCGTAATCTTACCAACATGACAATGTCAAAGAAAGACACTGAAGAGGTCAACGCTTTACTCTCATCTGCTGGCCGCACGTTTAATAAGATTGCTGGCTCAGTGTTACGTCAATTAGAAAAGAACCCAAAGTTAACTCAACTGATTGAGACACATGCTAACTCTTATATCCGTAAAGGTCAAATACCACCCGATCCAAAGAAAAGAGTACAGGCACTAATTAAGTTTATAGAACAGCGGTTTAAGAAAGAGATAGATAAACGTACAAGCCCACAAGGTAAGGCAACCCAGCAAAAAGCTATGGATGAGATTCTTTCTTTCTTCTCAAAAGAAAATAAGACTAACTTAGAAATGATTTTTGAATTACAAAGAAATATTGTTTTAGCAAAACTAAAACTTATAAATACATTAAATAAACTTGGAAATGTTGATACATTTCTAAAAACTAACAAAGGTTATCGAGTAACAGGACAAGAAGGGTATGTTGCGATCGATAAACTTGGTGGTGATGCAGTGAAAATCGTTGATCGTATGGAGTTTTCATACGCCAACTTTTCACCCGATATATTAAAGGGATGGGATACACCAGGGAGAAGTTAATGGCAATGTTGTCATTTAAAGACTTATTAGCTACACCCGATGCGTATGCTGGTTACGACGATCAGCTAAAGTATCGTAAGCAAAAACAAAAGCGGATGGGTTACGAAGAAAAAGAACCCGCCGAAGAAGAACTCTCTATCTCAGGCAGGCGCAAACTGGCCCGTACAATGAAGCGCCGCAAATCCCAGTTAAAGCGAGCTCGTCAAAGAGCTAAAAAGCGTATGGCCACTAAGGACGTACTGAAGAAACGTGCACGTCGTCAATCACGTGGTCTTGCTGCTAAAATTTTAACAAAGGGTAAGGACAGGGCAAGTTTATCAGTAGCGCAAAAGAAGAATATTGAAAAGCGCTTAGCACAGACAGGTTGGCAACAACGTGTGGCTATACTGACAAAAAGAACGATGCCTAAAGTCCGTAGAGCTGAGATATTGAGAAAGAGATGATCCCTAGTTTTAAGAGTTATCTAGTTGAAGAAGAAAAGGTTGTTTATTTTACTTTTGGTAGAATGAATCCACCTACCATTGGTCATGAGAAACTTCTAAATAAGTTATCATCTGCGTCAAAATCAAATCCATATCGGGTCTACCTTTCGCAGTCTTCTGACGATAACAAGAATCCACTTAAATATAAAGACAAAGTTAAGTTTGCGCGTAAGATGTTTCCAAAGCATGCACGGCAAATCTTAATGGACAATAAGATTAAAACACCTTTTCATGCAATGACCAAGTTATATGATGAAGGATTCAAAAAAGTTGTAATGGTTGTTGGTTCTGATCGTGTAAACGAGTTTGATACACGATTAAGTAAGTACAATGGTAAAAAAGGTGCACACGGCTTCTATAACTTCATGTCAATCGATGTGATGTCAGCGGGTGAAAGAGATCCAGATGCTGACGGTGCAGAAGGGATGTCAGCATCAAAGATGAGAGCTGCAGCGAAGGATGATGACTTTCCAAAGTTTGCACAGGGTTTACCAAGAGCTATTTCAAACAATGATGCAAAAAGTTTATACAATACAGTTCGTAAAGGCATGGGCCTGAAAGAACAAAAGCAATTTAAGAATCACGTACAACTTAAATCAGTATCAGATGTGCGTGAAGATTTTGTTGATGGAATGTTCCAACCCGGTGATGAAGTTGTAATTAAAGAAACAGACATGGTTGCAAAAGTTATTCGTCGTGGTTCTAATTACTTGATTGTTGAATCGGGAGGCCAACAAATGCGTAAATGGTTAGATGCTGTTGAGATGTTGGAAAAGAAAAAATCAAAAGAACGAGTTAAGATGGCTAAACAGGATCCAGATATTGGTGGAAGACCTGGTACACAGCCAAAGGTATATCATGCTGGGTTATCAAAGAAACAAAAGATAGCCCGCGATCGGCAGTTTAAACGTCAAGGAAAAATGGATGATGATAATCCAGCAGCTTACAAGAAAGCTCCAGGCGATGCTACTGCTAAGACGAAACCAAGTAGGCATACAAAGAAATTCAAACAAATGTTCGGAGACGACTGATGAAATTCAAAGAGTATATTGAAGAAAAGGCTGAGGCCGGCTTAAAAAAGAAAGCTGAAAAATCAGGTATGCCGTTAGGTATTCTTCGGAAAGTTTATAATCGTGGTATGGCCGCATGGCGTACAGGCCACAGACCAGGTACGACTCCACAGCAATGGGGTATGGCACGGGTCAACTCATTCGTAACAAAATCGTCAGGAACATGGGGCAAGGCAGATAAAGACCTTGCTGCTAAAGTAAGAGGATCGTAAAATGCCGCTAAAAGTATCAGATGGAATAGGGGCTTACATTAAAGACTTTCAAAAGTCTGATGCTCCACAGTTCAAAGGTAAGA